TCGGAAAATACTGGAAAATTGTCAAGAAAACAAGAGTTTTACTAGGTCAGAATCAAACAACTGATCATTGGATACAACAACGTGGTTTTACTCTTCAGGGTGACCGTTGGGAAACTAACTATGCAATTAAGGGAATAACTAAAGGTTTAATTATAATTGGTGGAATAGGAGATAATTCTGGTGTTGCCGATGGTACAGGTGGTCCTCCCCCAGTCGGACACCGTAACTACCAATACGTATTGCAGAAAAGTTGGCACTTTAAATACGAAGTTGGAGAGAGTGAGTTGCCACAACGTCCAACAGTACTATGCAGAAGTTCTCTTTAAATAATTATATTTTGTCCTAATATCTTTTCAATAATTACAAAACGCCGCAACAATGCAGCTTGCGTTTCTTCATCCTTCCAGATCTCTTCAATTTTGTACTGGCTGGTAACGATAAATCTGGTTGGACGGATCTTTTTGCTACCGCCTTTATTCTCGCCAATGAAAGGGTAGGCGTCGGACCACAACTTGAGACTACCTCCGAGGGCGACATCATAGATGTCGACATCATCACAATAGACAACGGATTCTCCTTGATATCCATCCCACCACTTAGTTCTGGGCTTGGGGTAAGCTTCGGGGAACTGGTCAAGGACAGATCGAGACTTTCCACTTCCTGCCACTCCGTGGATCCAAACTCCACAGGGTCCTCCAAGTCTTGCCACGGGGGGCATAAAATCTCGCTCAATTCTTCGGATAGAGGAATAGAATCGGATCCTAATATCCGACGGGATGGACTCAAGGTCACCTGACTTGGCAGAAACCCATACTGCATCCCATCTCTCTTTCTCAGCGTCGCCTTTGGCGCGTTGGGACATAGGGGCTGTTCCTCTCTCATAAGGACTTGGGTCTTCTTTTCGGCAATAGGTAATGCATTGCTCGGGAGTTCCTCTAGCAATTTCAATGTGGCATCCTGTAAGATGCCTACGCACTGCTGCGAAAGACTTGGCCTGGGTGTAATAAACAAATCCTTGTAGGTGTGGTTGGCCTGTGGTTGGTGCGACTTCTCGGCCAGCGATGATGTACTTGCATTCAACATTATCCAATAAAGTGGTAAAATCATCAGGCGGGGAATTCCAGGTGAATATATACTTCCGACTCCTATTCATAAAGGGAGCGGAGAGGGGTGCTTATATAAGCAACTCTTATCTCCGACTCCGCTTTTCTGTGCAGAAAATCACGTGTTTGCACACTAGGCACTTGCACACTAGGTCTAGGGTAATAATATGCCTAGACCCCCTATAAGTTTTTTCTTCCCGTGCCCCTCCGGGGCGTTTAAGAGTTTAACTCCAGGAATGATACGTAAACATATATGCTGGACTAGGCTCGGGCAACCCTTGTTGCCCTCCGACCGATGAAACGCAGAGCTTCAGTTCAAGGTGGATTCAATAAACGACGACTTATTGAGGCTGGAACTAACTTCGCATTAAGTGCCGGAAAACATATTGGTAAAAAGATTTACAATCGTGTTATGGCACCACGTCAAACGTCTAATGCTGCAAGAGCCAATGTTATTACCTCACAAAAGGATGTTCTTCAAACCCGTTCTAAAAAGAAGAACTACAGTAAATTGAAAAAACAAAAGGCATTTAAAGTTAAGATCCAACGAGCTCTCGCTGCTGATCAAGAACTTAACGTATACTCTGAAACATGGATGACAAGATTCGTAAATTCAAATCCTGGTACCGCGCAGGAACTCTATCAATATCCTGCAAATGAAACAGGTAACTTACTGTTTAATAGCGGACGTCAATACAGCTCCGCATACGATGTCGGATATATAATGGGCCGTTACAGAAATATTAAGGATTCAACTAATGCTGAGGCAAAACTTAGTGCTAAAAGCACTATTAAAGCATCTGCTTTCAAGCTCCGGGTTCATTCTTCAAGACTTAATCTAAGTTTGACTAACGTAGACGCAACAACAACTGTTCCTCTTATCTATGATATATATGAATGCGTTGCAGCTCGCGACTTGGGTACTGCTGACGAACCTTACAATGAACCTCTAAAAGCTTGGGGTGCTCTTCTTGCTGAGTCTTACACACCATATGACGTTTCTTCTCGTAGACCAAACTACTTCGATAACGCTCAATCACCTTATGACTGTCCAGGATTCGGAAAATACTGGAAAATTGTCAAGAAAACAAGAGTTTTACTAGGTCAGAATCAAACAACTGATCATTGGATACAACAACGTGGTTTTACTCTTCAGGGTGACCGTTGGGAAACTAACTA